TGCTTCGTTTTCCATGCCAAGATCACCTTGTTTATATTTTCCATATAACGGCATTTTCATCTCCTTTTGTTGTTAAAAATTAATATCCAAATATAGGGTCCTGTACTTCATACCTATCAAACTCTTTAGGCTTTCTAAACCTAGGATGATAGTAAGGACTATTTACCAACCTAGTCATGCACATATATCTTAAAGCATCGTAAGCATGATCCTCTGCTTTTGTATCTACATCCTCTGGGTTTGTTTTACTTAGAGGTAGTGTAGGTAAAGTTCTTATTAACTGGCTACAGTGATTAAATATTCTAAGTCTAGGTTCTCCCATATCGTTCTTACCTAAACGTTTATGCATCTCTATCTTACCTGCCAGTCTGTCTCTATTAGAAGCCATCCATCTTAGGTTAAACCTATTCATGGACTCTGCTATACTTAAACCATGTCCTGTTCTACTAAAACATGATTCGTCTAATACTGCTGTTTGCATAGTAGGATCATCATACTCTAGTTCCATAATCCTTTCTGCTAACCCTTCTCCTGTGTAGCCTTTTCCGTAAAGCTCTCTATATATCCATAGGTTACCATCATAATCGACAGCACCCCATAAAACACAAGAAGGACTAGAGTAACCGTAGTCTGCAGCCCTAATACGAGCCCAAGACCTAGGAATTTCAAAGGGGTCAACAACATGTACTGAACGATCAAACTCAGCAAACGCTGCACCATCTGTGACATCCCAGTCTCCTTCTAATAATCTTCTTCTCTCTACTTCTGGTAGAGAATACAACATAGCCTCATATTCCCCTGAAGCTATAAGATAGGGGTTATCCGTTAGTCTTGCAGGGATGAATCTTCTTTGGAAGAGGGGCTTTCCTGCTTTTTCTTGGGCTGAGGCTCCGTATCTGAGGATAGTACCTGATTCAACATCTTTAGCCCAAAAAGGCGTATTTGGCTCGGCAGCATCAATATACATCTTTTTAACCCACCAACCGCCCATTCCACCTGGGTTAGCTGTGCAACGCATGTACGGTATAATGCTTTGATCCGTAGTACGGAGTCTTGAACGAAGGTACTCCCATACGTAAGGAGTTGGGTAATGCGTGATTTCATCGATTGCAATCCAGTTAAAACTTTGTCCTTGATATCTTGTAACATCTGTATCTCTGTCTAAATATGAAAATAAAATCGTAGCCCCTGATGGGAATACCCAAGTCGATTTACTTTCTCTAAATATAGCTTCTGGGAAAGCCTTCTTATATAATTGCCTACTTTTGTCTATAAGCTCTGTTAGTTCGCCCAATGTCCTTCTAAGAAGCAATCCTCTATGATTAGGATTGTGGGCATATCTTAATGCATCTGCAAGTAGGGCATATGATTTACCTCCACCTGCTGCACCACCATAAAGAACATCACGTTCAGGTGCTGCTAGGAACTCCATCTGAGGACCTGGATTCGGCTTGAACGCAACTTCCTGTTCCGCAACAAACTCCTGAAACGCAGTTGGTGCATCCGCAAGCACATCTTCCGTTATCGCAGCCTTTCCCTCTATCGCCTTGTCGAGGTGTTTGAACTTCTGTATCTTTTCTTTCTTTAATTGTTTTTGCCTCGATAGTTGGTTCTTATGTTTCTTAATCTTTTTGTCTCTATACCGCAACTGGGCTAGAGCAGCTCTACGAGCCTTTTCCTTAGCTGATAATCTATATCGACCTTTCTCTCCTTCTTTGAGTTTAGGTCTGCCTTTCTTAGGTGTTTCCAAGTGCTTCAGCCTCTACATCTGATAGTTCTAACGCTTCTGCTTTTTTTGCAGGTAACAAAACAACAGCATGTACATGTTTGTTTTCTGTTACTACTTCTTGTCGTTTAGATATACCACATCTATCAAGTATGTCAGTTGCTGCTTCAAACCTAAGTTTCTGTCTAGCTATTGGTTCTTCTGTTGTTCCTGATAAAGCATCCCTTATCTGTCCTACTGCATTGGCTGTTGTCGTTGCTAGCAACTCTTTTGCTCTGTCTATAATGTGAGGTCGCATAGCTTTCGATACTGAAGACCTTGAGGACTCCGAATAGCCTGCTTGCAATAGACTTTGGGTGATATTCCCAAAGGTTTTTTCTCCTTCCGCAAAATATGCGTCAAGAAAATCTTGTTGTTTCTCTGTTAATTCTTGTGATTTTTTACGTTGTGGTGTTAACATTTTATCTATTTAGTTATACCTACGTAGTAGATGTTCTACACCTCTGTAAAAACCTCGCCTATAACTAACTTTCGTTCTTGTTCTGTCGATTCTATATTCAGTACCTCTGTATCTTTTTTGAAGACCTTTTCTTATGTTAACTAGAGGATATTTAATAGTTTTTAAATTTGTTTTATGTATTCTTTCCATTAGCACTTCCACCTTCTTCTAGCTTGCCTAATACGTGAATTAGGATTGTTTCTTGTTTTAGCAGAACTTCTTTTCAGTTGTCCCAGTGATCTTGCACAGTAAGACTTACGTCTTTTTGCTGCCTTACTACCTTTCTTTACTTTACCAGTTACGGCTGTCTTCAGTTTAGAACCAGGGTTTGCCTTTCTGTAGGCTTTTACACCCTTAGCTGTCATGCCTGCACCAGACTTAGTGGGTCTGTAATTAGCACCCTTACCTTTAGTAGTCTTAGGTATGGGCTTGGCTTTCTTCCTAGCCATTACATAGTTCCCATAGGTTTCCTTGGGTTAGGCATGTTGGCACTTCCACCATACTTTTTATTTTCAGATGCATAGTTTTTCATTTTACCACCGTAGGACATAGCTTTTCTGGTCTTACAGACGTTGCCGCCACCTTTTAAATCTACACCTCTGCCTATAAGAATATCTTTTCTAGTTACATCACCGCTACCATCTAAATCAGGAAAAGTAGCTTTACCACCACCTCTCATATTCCTTTTCATCTTGCCACCATACATGGCTTTCTTAGCTGTTTTAGCAGAATCTACAAAGTCTTGTTTACTAGGTGCACCTGGGTCGCCTACTTTTCTCATCTTTTCGTTAGAACCTGCTTTGATTCTTTTACGTTTCGCCTGTATGTTTGCGTATAATCCTCTTTTTGCCACTTTTAATCTCCTTATATTAGTAAATGCCTACAGAAGGGTAAAGAGAGGTAGAGAAAAACATTGCATCTTCCTAAGGCTTGCAAGCTCTTGATGGGTTACATATACTACCTCTCACGGTAACCCCCTTCATGTACCCTATTATAGAGCCAATGTTGCATTTTGTCAACACAAAAAAAAATTTTACTACTTGACAGAATGGATATTTGCATGTATACTGGGGTTAACCCCCCAGGGTTAATACTATATATAGGTAGGCTTTTAATATCCCTCAGTTTCGACTGGGGGTTTTTTTTGTGTCCTATATAAAGGTAGGCAAAACTTATTGCGACTCATTCTCAACTAACTAAAAATTAGAAAAAATCTGGCATCTGTGTATACGTAGGTGTGGTATGGGGGTAGTGACCCTTGCGTAGCCCCTGAATTCTGCCAAAGTTAAGCACTTAATTTCTGATACAGTCTATACACTTTTTACTTTCGCAGTTTTCCCTGTTTTTTTATCCCCTTTTTTATTTGTTTTGTAGGGTTTAACCAGTACCAATACCAATAATAAAAGCTATTGCAATATATTTTGTTTATATGGTTATTTTTTTTAAGACCATACTGCGTTGACAAATTAGTTTGTTTTTTTTGTTGTGCATTGGGAGGGGGTGGGCGTGTCCTTTTTAACTGCAATAAAGGGACTACTGGGCATTATCAATTATATAATCAATAGGTTAGGGATTATTCAGGGCAAAGAAAAACCCCCCTCAAATTAATGAAGGGGGTTAGGGGGAGGGATTCCTAAAAGTAGGCGTTTATTTAGCTAAAATCTATTAAAGGCGTAAAAGGTTTATCACTATCAGAAGACAACAAGCCATTGTCTTTTGCAATCGCATATCTTTTGTTTTTATATCTTAAACCATCCTGTATTCTTAATAATTGGTCTTTCTCATAATCGTTGAAATAATCGAAGTCATTGCAATTTTCCAAAGCACCATAAACAGCAAGTAATTCTTTAACGGTCATATTCTCAATTTTACGCCTGTTAAAGTTATCACAATAAGCAAAGGCGGAATGAAAAGAAGATATTGCATCGTCTAAACTTTCGCACCTTGTGGGTGATATGCCTAGATTACGGTAAAGATATCTTGCAAATAGTGTTTCTGTATAAGTGTCAAATTCATCTTTGTTAAAATTAACCATGTTATCTCCTGTAATTGGTTTATGAATTCAAGTTAATTTGATTTGTTTAGTAGGTCAAGAAAAAACCCCCTAAGAAATTAATCAAAGGGGGTTACAGGGGAAAACCTGAAGTAGGCAATTAATCGTCTTGCTTGCCTTGTTTCTTTCTGTGCAAACTTTCAGCATATGCCTTCACTTTGGCGAAGTCTTCATTTGATAGCTTGTCATTGTCTTCTTTTATTTCCTTGTCCAGTTCCAATAATAAGCTAGAAACGTGTTCGGTAACATTAGAAGACAATTCATTAAAACCACCCATTAAGGCAACCTTAGAGGGGATTTGTAAATCGGTGAAATGTTCATCCATCCATTTTTGTAAGCTAGTCATAATTTCAGTTATACTTTGTTGCACTTCCTTCTCATCCTCGGTTTGAGGTCTACTCCTTACATCAGTCATGTTTAACACCTATTAAGTTATCAATCATAAAATCAGTTTTAGCCTTGATACTTTGAAGGTCTTCAACCGCACTTTTTGTTGTGCTGTGATTTTCCATAATGGATTTGCCGATACACTCTAAACGATTTTTTATAGTCATGGTGTAGAGTTTCAGCTCGTTTTGTTGTTCTAAAGTCATTTAAAAAACTCCTAAAATAGTCATTAAAATAATGTAAATAAAAAACATTACAACGATTGAATAAATTGCTTGTATTAACTCAATCATAACTACACCGACAATTCAGTAAATAATGGACTAGCAATAGCCTTTAAAACTCGACCTTCCCTTCTCAATCTAGTCTCATGAACCTTGCCTTTCTTTTGGGTCATGGTTTTAATTTGTCCCTCTTCATTTTCGTAACTATCCAATGAAGTGCCTGCATGGGTCGACCAGTTTGTTAAAGCATTGTACAAAGTGTACAAGTTTCTATTCATACCAGTTTTTAATTCCTCTTCCCATTTATGAATTAAAAAACCAAGTTCTTTTTGATTGTACTGCTTTTCAATATCTTCATCCTTATCAATGGTTTCCTGTAGGCTATTAATATCGGATAATTTCTTTTTACAAAGAACCTCTTTAAAAAATAGGATTACCTGCTCATCAGTAACTTTTGTATTTAACCAAGTTCTGAAAATATCAGATTGAGTTGTAAAATTAGCAACAGCGTTTTTAATCTTGCTTACCTCTTCTTTATAGTCGAAACCAGAGGTGTGTTTTTTCATGGCGTAATATTGCCTTTCACCACCGAATACCATTGAGTTCCTGCAATAGTCACGATAAGCACCAGTAAAGACTTGAAACTTCCAAGATGAGTTTGTTGAATTCAATACATCAATTCGCATACACAATTCACCTGTTCCCTCAATGTCAACGGTATGGTCAAGAAGGTGGATTGTTCGGATTGCTTTGGTGTCCTCTTCATATGTTCGGTCTTCAATATGAACCCTTGCAGTCGATATGTCTTCACAGTCTACTAATTGGGTTGTTACCTCTTCAAATAATGGCAAGTGGTCAACTAGCTTGTAATCTTTAGAGGGTAGACTAACGAAAGAAAACTTTTCTTCGCTTTCCTCATCTCTAAAAATACCCTTCCTTCCTTCCACCTTCTGGAATGTTTCAGTGTAGGGGTTTAATGAATAAACATCACCTTCCGAAAATTTACTTTTGAATATTGAATGGTCATTAATATCAGAATGAGCCCTAAATTGTGAGTCCCAGTCAGTCCTTAAAATCTCCTGCGAGCTCTCTTGATTGGGATTGTGTAGGTCAACTTCTGTTGTTCCATGTTGTGGGGTTGGATTTGTAAAGTCCTCTATATCTGTTTGGACTGGATTGTTTTGATTATCATAATTTTCCATGATTTTTTCCTTATGTAATAAAAGGGGAAATCCCTTTTTTCTGATTATTACTTTCAGGGTGTTCGTTTTCGTAGTCAAGCATTAATGTTTAAAAAATCCAATTATTGTTTTTCTTTTTGTATGTGAGCAAAGTTTACAATCTAAACATTTTATTTTGTGGGTTTGTTCAGGGCATATTGTAATATGTTTACCTTGTGGAGTTTTTATATCTAAGGGATTTGCTGACAATTTTTCAAATTGTGTTTTAGTAAATGGTAAAACAACAGTGGTGGGTATTTTGGTATCTGACAAAATGTCGGCTTGTTCGAGTGTATCTGCTGACAAGTTAATTGTAAAGCCTTTATTGTTTGCATATCTAATTAAATTAAGATTATGTTCTGACAATTTTCTTTTCTTACCTGATGCTGTTGTGTGGTGGTGCGTGTAACAAATAACCTTACCACCTCGATTTACTTTTACAAGTTGCTTTAATTTCTTAGCATCAATCTTGTTTTTCTTAACTACCAAATCACCGACTACATTGTGTCGCCATAAACCCTCTTTGTTATGTTTTCTAAAGTAGTAAACTTGTTTTACAAATTCATCCCAGTTGTCAATATTGTCTTGACTGTAACGATTCCAATGTAAACGAATGGGGAAGTTGTCTCCATAGCAACCATTGTTTTTTAATGTACAAGAAGAGGGACAAGTTTGTCTTGGACTGTAAGATGTGGGCATTGCTCCCACCTTTTTTGATTGTGTATTGATTACAAATTTATAAGTCATTTTTTTTTCTCCTAATTTCCCTTTTAGAAGTGTTCGTAAAACGTGTCAAATATATTTTTGATTTTTTTCTTCTGCTTTCTCAAGTAAGAATTCCCTCTTTTCTTCATCAGTCATATTGTAGTTACGAAAAACATCTTCAAGTGTGCTTTCTATACCTAAGAAACCAAGTAATTCTTCGTTGGTATATGCTGACAAAGGTTTTTCATTTTTAGGGTCAAATGACATTTTTCTTACCTGACAAAATAGCATCTTGTGTGTACATATCACCACATTTGACAAAAGCCGTTTTGCTGATGACAAAACTTCTGTAATGTTTAGCTGACAAATCGTAAGCAGTGAAGGTGTAATCCTTAGCTGTACTTTCGCCACCCTTTAAATGTTTCTTGACATTCAAAAGTAGGCTTCCATAGTTTTCGTACCTACCTTTACTCTGTGAATAATACCTGACACTGAAGAAACAATCTCCGACAATGTCTTTTAAGTTCTCTTTAAACTTCTTGTTGACATCTTCTTCATCTTGATATGTCGCCATCCAATCTAATACTTCCTCTGTTTTTTTATCTATCATAATACTGTTAATCCTTTCATAATTAATAACATAATTAGTATGCCTATAATTCGCATTATAGTTATTACTACCTCCATGTCAACTCCTAAATTTTTTTATACCACTTCCTGTCTACTTCATCAAAGTAAATGTTTTCTAAATCTACCCTTTGAGGTCTATGTGAATACCTTTTACCTTTCGATTTTTTCTTACCTTCGATTAATCTTTTTGACATTAAGGCAACCTCCTTACAAATTCTGCTTGCTCATCTGAGGCTACTCTTCTTCTTGATAGTTCTCTTGCTATCCTATCTAACAAAGCAATGATGTCTTCCCTAAGACTTGCAGTGCCACCACCTCTTTGTAATCTAAGAAGGGCATGAAGTTCATGCTGTGCAAATTCATACTCTTCTGTAAGAGTTCCTAACCTAATTAGCTTTTCGTACTTGCTTAAATCTATACTCATCATATCTCTCCTTTAAGTGTGGTGTAACTTTTGCTATGTAACAAACAGCACACCACAATCTGTTTGTTTTGTTATCTACAATATCTGCCCTGTCATCACAGTAATCACATTTTCTCATCTGTTCCTCCCTTAGGTTCGACAACAGACAAGGGGAAAAATAATGGGAAAAACCTTGTCTGCTGTCTTGCAAGTAGAAGGGGACTGATAACCTCTTGCTCACGAGATTGAATCGCCCCTACTACTCTGTCTGGCTTGAGTTTGCTACGCAACGATTCAACTCAACTTACGCTTACAAATCGCCTAGGACTAGCATCAGTAAGACCATATTCTTATAACTTGGCATTGATAGGTAATCTTTTGGGGAATACTTTTAATGGGTTTTCTCCTTTGTTTAAGGGTTACACCACAGACTTTCACTGCCTTTCCCAACCAAGTCAATTCTTTTAACTCCTTACTTTACTTCAAACTTCTTTGAAACTTCATTAATAATATCATCTATGTTTTCGTGGCTAGACAATTCCATAAGATGTAGTTCATCTACAATATTATCTTTTAAATAATACGAAGTTATTTTAGTTTTGCCTGTATCGTCATCTATATAAATATACGACACACCTTCGCCAAAAATGTCTTCCTTCATGGTATCTTTCATATCACCATATGCCTCTCTTAAAGCATTATACTTGTCATACACAACCTGTGCTTTATCCCTAGCTTTTTTGTATTTAACAAAAGCAGGGTGCTTTGCTACTGATTTTGATTTAAAACTACTTTTAACTTTTTTAACTATTTTTTCGGCTATCAGTTCTTTTTGCCTGTTCGTTATTCTCATTATTATTTCTCCTAAGTTCATTTAAAAATGTTACTATCACATTAAGGTCTGCTACTTTGTATTCTAATTCAGTCAATGCCTTCTCAATGCGATTTACTCTAGCATTAACTTTTTCGGCTTCTTTGTCAACTCCTAAAATATTTTTTATTATTCTAATCATCTTTCCATTCTTGTACACGAATATTTTTTACTTTAAAATCTAAATCATCTAACCAACTTATAATTTCACTTTCAATATGTGATGTATCAAAAAAAGTTTCATCATCTTCTCTTAAATCATCATCTCTATCTAAATCAAATTCTACATTAAACTTTGTCATCACTTTCTCCTAATTATAATTATTAATTATAACCCTTATAAAACTTACTTTTCTTATTGTCAAGTTATATTTTATTTTTTATTTATTGACTATAAGTAGATTACTACTAGTATATTAAATACTCCCTTAATATTGTTATAATTTTTATGTAGACTAAAGTCTATTTTAAGGGTGTTCGTTTTTATGTCAAGGAGGAAAGTATGAAAATAAATTTATTTAATTTTATGATAATAAATTATATATTACAATTATCCATAGTTCTGATAGTTGCTTTAATTAAGGGCTGACAAAATGGTTGACAAACAAAATTGAAAAGTTATACTGACAAACTTGATATTTGCTTTGTACTGTCTGACAGTAGGCATTGACATACAGTTGGTGCACTCTAAATTTAACAAGCGAGGCAAGATTAAGTTGCAGGTAACTTCGGAGATAGATAATGATTACATGGGATAGATTGAATGACGCCATTATAGGAATAGGTGGTCGCTGTGGCATGGAAGAAGTATTTGTTTATAGCTATGACAAAATTCTTGACATCCTGATGAAAGAAGATGGGATGACAGAAAGAGAAGCTATTGACTATATTGAATTTAATATTGCAGGTTCGTATGTAGGTGAGATGACACCTATCCTTGTACGCAGTCTTGACGAAACAGAAAAATTTATTGTTGACAAACAAACCGAATCAGTATTTACTGACAAAAAGATTGACGATAAGGAGATAAATTAATGGCTGACAAAAAGGGTAGATTATCCTCTGACGAATTGTGGCAAGAAGATCAAGACAGGAAGAGAGAAGAAGTAGGGTATGAAGAATACGAAAGACAAATGGATTTAGAAGAATATCTTGCTGACAAAAGCTACGAGGAACACAAGGATTGGGTAAATTCAAAGAAATAAATGTTATGATACAGGACATTGTTTTACAATTAGCACCACCACCTTCTGACGTAGCGTTACGTATGGACTGTCCTGCCTGTAACCACAAGAACACATTGTCTATAATGAACAACAACGGAACAATTCTTTACCACTGCTTCTCAGCTTCATGTAATGTGAAGGGTAGAGTGTCTGACAGAAAAGAATTAAAGTTCACAAGACATGAACAATTACCTCCTAAGGCTGTTCCCCTTGACTCACGTAGTTTTGTGCCCCTAAGTAGAGACTGCAAGGCACTCGACATGGTGGTCAAGCGGAACAGTTATGAGGCTTACCAACACGCAAGGGCTGACATACGATATGATGTACGCCAAGACAGGGTTGTCTTTATGGTATATAAGGATGGCAAGACTGTTGACGCTGTAGGTAGGAAATTAAACGAAGATGACAATAGACCTAAATGGTTTCGTTATGCACGAAGCCGACACCCATTTGTTTGTAAAGCAAAAACTGACACTGACATAGCATTTCTAGTAGAAGATTGTTTCTCTGCCTGTGCTGTATCGCAGGTGTATCATGGTGTTGCACTGATGGGTACTAATCTTCCAAATGAATACTTGACAACTCTTAAATCTTACAGTAAAATAGTAGTAGCATTAGATAGAGATGCCTCCAAAAAAGCTATTGAGCTGACCAAACAACTCAAGTTGTATGTGCCTTCTACCCTTGTTTTTCTGGAAAAAGATATTAAGAATATGGAATTAACAGAAATACAGGAGTTAATATGAAACCGCATACTGCACCGACTAAAAAATTTGACAGACAACTATTTAATGCAAACGATCCTCAAACAAGAGAGTCTGCAAAAAAATTATTACCACCAAAATTAAAAGAAATATTAGGGCTAGATGAAGAGCCTGTCTTGGAAGATAATCCGAAGGCGTATGGCATTGACCTTCTATGTGAAAAACATAATCTCAGTGTAGAGGTAGAAACAAAACATGGATGGGGTTCTGGTAAATTTCAGTGGGGTGATATGCATATCCCAAGAAGAAAGTTTAGGTACACAGAAATTGACGGTGATGTCTTTTTTGTAGTGTTTAATACTGACAGAACACAGGCAGGTATAATGACAAAAGACTCTGTTAAAAAACAAAGAGTAGTCAATAAATTCAATAGGTTATCGAGATTACATGAGGATTATATCTCTGTGCCTGTTGAGGAAATTATATGGGTTTAGGAGATACCAATGCAACAAGTAGAGTTACCGTCAGATTATCAAAAGTTTATACACCAGTCACGTTACGCTAGGTGGAAAGAAGAAGAAGGAAGAAGAGAGACATGGGAGGAGACAGTATCAAGATATTTTGATTTTATGTCTGACCACCTTCTTGACAACTTTGATTATGAGTTACCTGACAGCATAAGAGAAAGGATAGAAAACAGAGTCCTTAATCTTGACATCATGCCTTCTATGAGAGCACTGATGACAGCAGGTGTTGCATTAGAAAGATGCAATGTTGCAGGTTACAACTGTTCTTATCTACCAGTTGACAATCCAAGATCGTTTGACGAATGTCTTTACATACTTATGTGTGGCACAGGTGTAGGTTTCTCTGTTGAGACTAAGTACACAGCACAACTACCTATAGTAAACGAGGCACTACATGACTCTGACACTGTAGTAGTAGTATCTGACTCTAAAGAAGGTTGGGCTAAAGGTTACAAAGAACTAATATCTCTGTTATACTCTGGACAAATTCCTAAGTGGGACTTGTCTCGCCTACGCCCTGCAGGTGCTAGGTTAAAAACTTTTGGCGGTAGATCATCTGGTCCAGACCCTCTTGACGATTTGTTCCAGTTTACTGTAGATATTTTTAAGAAATCTGCAGGTAGGCGTTTAAAGTCCATAGAGTGCCATGACATTATGTGTAAGATAGGCTCTGTGGTAGTGGTAGGAGGAGTACGAAGATCGGCTCTAATAAGCTTATCTGACCTTGAGGATCAAGAGATGTCATTGGCTAAGTCTGGCGAGTGGTGGAATGACGAGGGGCAGAGGGCTCTTGCAAACAATTCTGTATGCTATCAAGACACACCTCCTGTAGGCATTTTTATGAGAGAATGGCTAAACCTATACAATTCTAAGTCTGGTGAAAGAGGCATATTTAGTAGAGATGCTTCTGTTAGACAGGCAGAAAAGAATGGCAGAAGAGATTCTGGACATGAGTTTGGAACTAACCCATGTTCTGAAATTATACTAAGACCGTATCAATTTTGCAACTTAACAGAAGTTGTAGTCAGAGCAGATGATGATATTGAAAGGTTAGCTAAGAAAGTAGAAGATGCTACCATACTTGGCACAATACAATCTACACTTACAGAGTTTAAGTACCTACGAAAAGTTTGGCAAAACAATACAGAAGAAGAAAGACTTCTTGGTGTTTCGCTTACAGGCATATTAGATAATCCTAAGTTAGGAAAGGCAGATGACCTGAAGAGGTTAAGACAACAGGCTGTAGATACTAATTTAGGATTAGCAGAACAACTAGGCATACCGCAGTCAACTGCTATTACTTGTGTAAAACCTTCAGGCACAGTCTCACAACTTGTAGACTCTGCTTCTGGTATACATGCAAGGCACTCAGCATATTATATAAGAACAGTTAGAGGCGACAAGAAAGACCCACTATCTCAGTTTCTTATTGACCAAGGTATACCGCATGAGGATGACCTTATGCAACCAGAGAACACTGTGGTCTTTTCATTCCCTATGAAGTCTCCTACCAAGGCAGTCCTTAGAGAAGACCTCAGTGCCATTACTCAGCTAGAAAACTGGAAGAACTACCAAGAGCATTGGTGTGAACATAAACCCTCAGTTACCATATCTGTAAAAGAAGATGAATGGTTTGAAGTAGGTTCTTGGGTGTACAATAATTTTAAAGATGTAGCAGGTGTTTCATTTCTGCCACACTCTGACCATACATACAAACAGGCACCATACCAAGACATAACTAAGGAAGAGTATGATACCTTAAGTAAAAAAATGCCACGAAATGTCGATTGGACATTATTATCAAACTACGAAAGAGAGGACAATACAACAGGCACACAAGAGTTGGCATGCAGTGCAGGTGCTTGTGAGATTGTAGACATAACATGATATCATTATTAGGCTCCGTTCTCGGCTTTGGGACTTCTTTTCTCCCCAGTATTCTTGGATTCTTTGAAAAGAAACAAGCCAACAAACAAGAACTTTTGATGCTAGAGGCGAAAGCTAAGTACGCATCAGAACTAAGCAATCTAAAATTAAAAGAACTAGATGCAGAAGCAGACATAGAAGAAGTAAAAGGTTTGTACAAACATGCTGAGTCGTTGGCACAAGCAAACAAATCTACATTTGTATCTGCTTTACAAGCCTCAGTAAGACCAGTTATAACATATGCTTTCTTTGCTATATTTGCATTTGTTAAAATCACCTACGTGATAATGGCAGTGCAAGAAGGAAGAGATGTATTACCTGCTATACTAGAGGCATGGGATGAGGAAAGTCAAACTATCTTTGCCGCTATAGTTAGCTTTTGGTTTGGGAATCGTTTATTCAAAGCAAGGAGCAAATAGTGTCTGGAAATTTTATAGAACATGTAGCAAAAGATGTAAAAGCAGATTTTTTTAAAACAACTTTTTTTAAATTTAATAATAAAAACATAGCTTTAGATTTAAAAAAATATATAAAATCTTTAAATACAAAAGGAATTGAATCTAATATAGCTCCTCAGTTAAAACATAATTTAAAAGAATCTACATTTGATTTTTTTCATGACAAAGAAAGTGCTGTACAAAATTCTATAGCATATATAGGTGAGTGCATTAAATATTCTATAAATATTTTATTAGATGAAGAAGAAGATTATAAAATTTTATTTACGGACAGTTGGTATCATATAGGAAGCACTAATAGTTCTCATGAAACTCATGGTCATTCTAATTGCAGTTGGTGTGGAATTTTTTATTTGCAAGCAGGAGATAAAGATTGTGGAGGTCATACAGTTTTTATAAGTCCTGTGTATAGTAATTATCATGATTTAATATCAGTGCATCATTCTGAAAATAGTATTAGAATTATTCCAGAAGATGGAAAATTAATTTTATTTCCTTCTTATGTGCAACATTATCAAGCGACATATACAGGCAAAAAAAATAGAATTATGGTAGGTTTTAATTTTACAATTAAAGATAGAGTGGATAAATGATTATGGTTAGTATAAAAAAAGCAAGGAGTAAGTAATGCCTACAGATTTTTCAAAAGCACCTGAAGGTCAAATATCTCCTTTGTTTCCTTTTGCACCTATGATAATGTACGCAAAGATGCCTATGGACTTAGTAAGAAGATTAAATAAGTATGTTAACAAAACTATAAAGAATGAAGAAAAAATTAAAAAGTTAGACCATTCTAATAATCTTGTAGGTAAACTTAAACAAGAATTTTTAATAGAGTCTAATGAGTTAGAAAAACATACAAAATTTTTTAACAATGTTATAAGTAAATACTTAGACACTGATTTAAACAGATCATTTAAAAGTTTAGCACCTGGTACAGGCTATGGTATACAGTACAAATCAGCATGGATAGTTAGGCAGTTTGCAGGTGAATATAATCCTGCACATATACATACTGAGTGTAGTATGTCTTGCGTTGGCTACCTAAGATTACCTGAGAATATACAAGAAGAGTGGGAAGAAGATTATAAAGATCATTATCCTGCTAATGGGCATATAGAGTTTTTACATGGTTCGTCTGGTAAAATGCACCAACATACTTTAATGGTAAAGCCTACAGTTGGTGATTTTTTTGTATTTCCTGCCGACCTCATACACATGGTATACCCTTTTAAAAGTGAGGGTGAAAGAAGATCATTTAGTATGAATATAGAAGTGCACCAACAAAAATTTGATAAAGATGGAAAACCAGTAGAAATACCTAAAGCAAAAGAAGGACATATTGCAGGTGGTTTTGAACTTGCATAATTAAAATAAATATAATATAACACTCTAACCTTTTTAGGAGAACAAAATGGAGTCACAAATAATATCCCTACTTTTAAGTAGAGAAAACTTTGATAAGGCAAAAGCCCTTGTCACAAAAGATATGTTTGATAAGAAGTATAAAACTATCTTTGATGCAGTAATGCATTATCATACTAAGTATGAAGGTGATCTATCGAAAGATAATCTTTTTATAGTACACAAAAATTTATATCCTGCCATGCCAGACTCTACTAGAGAGTTAGTAGAAGATGCAATAAAAGATATACCAGAAGACATAGAGGGTGATCCTCAATTTGTAATGGATACCCTTACAGAGTTCTGGCGTAGAGAGATGGCAAGGAAAGTAGGCGAAACAGCTATTGATATATGGAATGGCGACTCAGCTAACTTTGGTGATCTACGAATGATGATTGACCAAATAATAAATCAAGATTCGGCTACTGGTATTCTGTCTATGCAAAGGGAAGAGACAGATGTTGAAGAATTGTTTCAAGACTTTGAGGCAGACCCAGACTTCCCTTTCCCAATAATAACATTATCTGATGAGGTAGCAGGTACATACCGAGGTAACCTTGGCATTATCTTTGCTAGACCTGAAAGTGGTAAGTCATCTTTCTGTGCTTTCCTAGCTGCAGAAGCAATACGTAAAGGCAACACTGTCGGTTACATAATGAATGAAGAGACAGCCAAAAGAATGAAGTCAAGAGTTCTAACTGCCTACTTTAATGTACACAAAGAAACCTACATGCAAGAAATAGAAACTATAAAAGAAGTTTACAAAAATGAAATAGAAGATAGACTTTTTATTATGGATTCTGTAGGCTCAGACATATCAGAGATAGACCAGTTTGCAAAACTAAATAAAATTGATGTGCTGTTTGTAGATCAGTTAGACAAGGTAAAGGTAGGTGGTGAGTTTAGTAGAGGTGATGAAAGATTGAAAGAACTTTACGTAAATGCAAGAGAGATAGCAAAAAGAAACAACTGCATGGTGTGGGCTGTGTCTCAGGCAAGTTATGATGCACACAATCGTCAGTTTTTAGACTTCGCTATGCTTGATGGTTCTAAGACTGGCAAGGCAGGTGAGGCTGATATAATTATAGGTATAGGAAAAAATCCTGGTGAGGATGATGATACTAGGTTTTTATGTGTATCAAAAAATAAAATTTCAGGGTGGCATGGTCATGTCGTATGTGAGATAGATAAACTTACTGGGAGGTACTACGAATGATTTTAACATTAGATGTAGAAACTACCTTTATAAAAACAGACAAAGGTTCTGATCCGTCACCTTACACTAGAGGTAATCAGCTAGTATCTGTAGGCTTTAAGGAAGATGATAACCCTGTACAGTATGTGTGGTTCTATCACTCAAAGAAAGACCCTACACCAGATAACATGAAGATAGTACAAGATGCACTAGACAGAGCAGACGTACTGCTAGGTCACAATATAAAATTTGATTTGCAGTGGTTGTTTGCGTCTGGCTTTACATATGATGGTGCTGTATATGATACTATGGTGTTTGATTACGTATGGGCTAGGGGTGTTAAAGTACCTCTTAGCTTGGATGAATGTTGTCGTAGGCATAAAACGTCAACTAAGAAAAAGAAAGAAATTTTAGAAAACTACTTGAAAGAAGGTATAGGATTTGATATAATACCTGCAGACATAGTAGAAGAATACGGAATCGCTGATGTGCAGTCTACTTATGAAGTAGCTGTAAGTCAGTCTAAACAAGAAGGAAAGAGCATTGAGCAGATTGCAGCCTACACTATACCTGTCTTTTGAGGTAACAAAAGTTTTAGCAGGAATGGAAAGAGACGGCATCAAGATAGACCGTCAAGCTCTAAACCTTGTTAAAGATGAGTACACAAAAGAATTAGAAGAACTTGGTATATTCTTAAACAAAGAAGTGTCTAGAGTTATGGGTGATACACCTATAAATTTATCTAGCCCTGATGATAGGTCTAAGTTATTATTTTCTAGAGCAGTAAATAATAAAAAGACTTGGACAAATGTTTTTAACTTAGGCTACGAAGTTAGAGGTAATACAAAAAAACCAAAACGTAGAGCCTACATGACTGATGCACAATTTAAGAGGTCGGTTGTAAACAACACTACAGTGCAGTACAGAACAGAAGCTACCAGATGTAACCCTTGCAAAGGTTATGGCAAAGTAGCTAAGAAAAGAAAAGACGGTTCTTGGGGCACTGCTAGATATATCTGTAAGTCTTGTTCAGGCACTGGTATACAATATATACCTACAGGACAGGTAGCAGGATTTAAGTTAGTACCTTTAGATACAAAAGCATGTAGCAGTGCAGGATTTAAGACTGATTCAGATGCTTTGTCTTTGTATTACGAGAGAGGTAATGAAGAGGCAGTTACATTTATAAAAGCCTACCTTAGATACAATGCAATTAAGACTTACCTAAAAACTTTTATAGAAGGTATAGAAAAAAATTTAGATTACTCAGATAGAATACATCCTCAGTTTATGCAGTGTGTTACAAGTACAGGCAGGCTGTCATCTAGGAATCCTAACTTTCAAAACATGCCTAGAGGTAAAACATTCCCAGTACGTAGGGCAGTTGTGTCTAGGTTTGAAGGGGGTAAGATTCTTGAAGGGGATTACGCACAGCTAGAGTACAGAGTAGCAGGTTTCTTAAGTAAAGATAAACATGTATACGAAAATGTCAAGGGTGGTGTTGATGTGCACAACTTGACTGCTACGATTATAACTGGTAAAGATAAAGAAGATATTACGTCAGAAGAAAGACAAAATGCAAAGGCACATACTTTTGCACCTTTATATGGTGCTACTGGTATAGGATTGCCTGAACATGTACACAGATACTATTATCAATTTACAGAAGTATATCCTGGAATTGGCGAATGGCATGATAGGTTAGCTCAAGAGGCTTTGAAGTATAAAGTTGTGAGTCTACCTTCTGGTAGGGAATACAGATTTCCCTATGTAAAGAGAACAGCTAGAGGCATTACACATGGCACTAGCGTAAAGAATTATCCTGTACAGGGGTTTGCAACAGCAGATTTACTTCCGTCTGCTTTAGTGCTTACCTTCGAGGAGTTTAAGAAAAAGAAACTTAAGTCCTTGCTTTGTAATACAGTACATGATAGTATAGTGGTGGATGTACATCCTGATGAAGAAGATCAAGTAATTGAGACTGTCAAAGAATGTATGCTCTCCATCCCTCAGCAAGCCAAGAGAAGATGGGGCATTGAGTATGATATGCCTGTAGGCATTGAGATTAAAATTGGAAGCAACTGGCTAGATACTAAAGAAATTTTTTCTAATTAACACTTGCAATTAATTTAGTTCTAGTATACAATAATAAGATTGTGCAACTCATAAGGAGTGATATATGACACAACTAGCGACTACCGAGAATACAGACCTCGTAATTCCAGATAATCTGGATAAATTGTCTGTAGACGAACTAGCAAATATGCTTGGTCAAAGGGATGGGATGGAGTCTCAATCCTCTGGCGATTCTTTTGCTAGACTATCAATTAACCACTCACCAGAAGATGATGCAGGTAATACGTTACCTAGAGGTCACTTTGCATTATACAACCCAAACACTAAAGAAAAAGTTTTTGGTAAGGATGTGACTTTCAGAGTTTTTGTGAGAAGGTTTATGTACAGCCTATGGGACAATGAGCAGGGTGCATACTCTGTTCGTAGTACTCAGCAAGCTAAACTTAATGATGTCTTCCCAGATAATGAAGGCGGATATAAGTGTGGCAAGCTAACTCGTAAAGAAATAGAAGAGTTAGGTACTGATTCTCCAGAAGCTGCTGCATCTGCTATGGTTAAGTGTAATCAAGTATTGTACGGATTAGTTACTATTGCTGATGGTAAAACTGCAACAGGTGAAGATGCTCCTGTAACAGATGTGCCAGTAGTATTCTATGGTAAGGGTGCAAGTTATACTCCTATATCTCAATTTTTTAAAGATGTAGATAGTAAAAACTTACTTACTTGGAATGTTGTAGCAAAGATGAAATCTGTACGTCATAAGAATGGTGCGACTATCTACTATTCTAGTGACATGTCTATATCTGATACAGTGGATTTCTCGAAAGAAGACAAAGAACTTTTAAAGAGCTTTGCTGATTCGATTAATTCCTATAATCTCCGTGTATCAGGTGAGCACACTGAAGCTAAAGGTGGCTTAGGTGTGGAAGATGCTATCGACCTTGCTGCTGTCGAGGCATAAATGAACTCGATTCAAATACTCATACAGGATTATTTGAAGAGAGGGATCAAGGGGGAGGCAGAAATGCCTTCCTCTCTGGTTCAAGAGTTTAAAGATTCTTGTGGTCAAGCACTAGAGAAACAATTTTCTAGAGAACCAAGAGAACATAAACTACGTTTGTCTGCATTAGGCAAACCTCTATGTCAACAACAATCAGAAAAGCTAGGCATTGAACAAGAGTTTGGTTACAATGCAATTATGCGTTTCTTACTAGGAGACTTAGTAGAAGCTGCTTTAGTAGCAGTTATGAAAGCATCTGGAATAGATGTGCAAGACGAACAAAAGAAAACAAAAATTAATTTAGATGATACAGATATTAATGGAACTTTAGATATTATAATAGATGATAAAGTATATGATATTAAATCTGCTAGTCCATATGCGTTCCAAAATAAATTTGGAAAATTCGGTGGCTACTCTAAGGTAAAAGAAGATGATCCTTTTGGGTACGTAGTCCAAGGTTATGCCTACGCTGAAGGTGTAGACAAGCCATTTGGAGGGTGGATTGTTGTAGATAAATCGTCAGGTGAGGTCACGGTTTGTGAAGCTCCAGACATTCAAGAGCAAGAAAAGAAAGAAGCCTTAGAGTCAGCCACTGTTAATGTACGTAAGTTAAAGAAAACAAAACGAGTAGAGAAACAATTTAAACCTACAGATGAGATAGATAAAGGTGAACCTAACGGTAATAAACTTTTACCTAGAGAATGTGGTTTCTGTGGGTTTAGGCACAACTGTTGGTCTAAAGCTAAATACATACCTAAGCAAACATCTAGGGCAAAGAATCCTCCGTATGCATGGTACACCAAGGTAGTTACAGATGCCCATTCTTAAAACTTACAATCTTTCTGTAGCAGACTTTACAGAAAATAAAAACATACATTATCTATATCCTGATAACTGGAGTCACCAGAAAGGCTCAGACATAATAAAGATACTTAGAGATAGTGATTTTGGTATACCATTGTATGTAGGCTTATCTCCTGTAAAACCTTTTGATGAGTCAAGAGGTATGAATGAATTAGATCAAAGCCTAGAGAAGGTACGTAACATTCTTTTACAGAAAGGTATAGTTATAGTTTTGATAAATGAGTTCTACGAAGCTATAGATTATGATAACGGTGAGCCTTACGAAAAAGAAATAATAGATAATGTTTTAGAATTATTAGATATAGGATGTCCTAAAGATGTTGAAATTACCTTATAGATCAAAGTTTGAGATAAGAGTTGCTGCAGACTTAGGTAAGAAAAAAATAAAGTTTGATTATGAGCCTAAAACTTTTACATATGTACCTAAGATAAGATCATACACCCCAGACTTTTACATAAAAGAAAAAGACTTTTATATTGAGGCTAAAGGTAGGCTTACAACAAATGATAGAGTAAAGCATCTTATGATAAAAGAACAATGGCAAGACTTAGATGTAAGGTTTATATTTGTACAGGCAGATAATAAAATATTAAAAGGTTCAAAAACTACATATGCAGATTGGTGTGATAGGCATGGTTTTCTTTGGGCACAAGGAACTATACCTAAGGAGTGGATGGATGACTGATGATATAACTATTACGTTTGAAGATGATGATAGAATAAAAAAACTTGTAGACTCACTTGACTTAAAAGAAGGTTATCTATATATTGTATTACGACCAGAAGATAATGGTTTTGAAATACTAGGTGCAGATAAACTTCCAGGGGATGTTACAGAAGGTGCTGCAACTAAGATGTACATATTATTTTCAGGTCTTATGAGTTTAGCTACAGAACAACAAGACTTAGTTATGGAAGCAGGTAATTATGCTATACATAGAGAGTTAGATAAAAAAAGAAAAAAAGAAGTAGAAGGTAAAGGAGAAAATATAATTGCTTTTCCAGGGAAAAAGGATGTTTAAATACAATGAAAAGAATTTAATTAAACAAATTCTAGTTTACATAATAAACACCTACACACAACATTATTCTAAAAATAATCTACAGGCTACTGAGGTAATTATAGACTCAGGGTATGGCAAAGGTTTTTGTATCGGTAATGTGCTTAAGTATGCACAACGATATGGAAAGAAAGGAAGTCATGAAGATCAAAGAAAAGACTTGCTTAAATTAATACACTATGCTATTATAGCATTGTTTATTCACGATGAAGAAGGAGTTAGTGATGAGTAAAGAAGAAGTAAAAAAAGAAAGAGCACGTAAGGAGGATGGCACATTTCAGGCTGATGACCCTAATACACCAGACCAGAATGAAGCTTTTAAACCTGTAAGGTTCTATCTTATGCAAGACCAACTAGCTAACACTATCTTACAGAAGTTAGCAACCTTACCCTATGGTGAAGTAAGTGAAATGCTTAATAGTCTTCGAGCTATGCAACATGTCTTAGTTGACCCAACCACAAGAAAAGTATTGGATCAGTCCGTTGCAGACCAAAAAGAAAAATAGAGCTATACTTGCACAGTTAACTGTAGAGTTAAGTCAGGATGGGAAAGTGTATCTAGAGAATCAAACTCTTGATCCTAAGCTTTTTAGACAAGCAATGGATGATTGGAATGATACTTATGAAGGTACACTAACCCTAACTAACCTCTTACACAAACTAAAACGTGAAATAGAACTTTTACAAGACAAAATACCCTCATTCCTTAAATAAAGCACATAGAAGCCCATACAACGAAAGTTGTTGTTTTTGGATGTCTACTATTCAGGAGGTGTTAAAAGGGTCTTAGAAACGATTCTGAGGAACTTTTTTTTACAGAACCTGTGATAAACAGATAATTATTACTAAATATGATGCAATGTGCACAATGTCTTCCATGAAATACTCCTAGGCATGGAAAGGTTAATGATACTTTCATTATACACACAGAATACAGATTTGTCCAATCAATAGTTGTGATGAAAACTATTTATAATGTAAATACTAGTTAGCTAGTGGGTTGTCATTGTTACCAATATTGTCAACTCTACCTTCAACTCTATCTAATCTTTTCTCAAGGTTTTCTACTTTAGTTTCTAAAGGTGCAATGTTAACAGTCTTAAACTTTCTTTTCTCTATATTGTCAAGACGTAAGTTAAATTGTCCCCACGTGTAGAAGCCCCCTCCTATTGCAGTTATCACCCCTATTATGGTGATGTACTGCTGTAGCTTTGGTAATATGTTTTTCATATTGTCCTCCTTAATTTACCAGTGTCTAATAACACCTGCTATTATAAAAAAACAAGTAAGCCATCCTAAGACTCTATCTGTTTTCAGTATAAATTTTTTTATTAAATACATTATTTTTTGCCTACGTAAAGACCGAACCAAGCTGCTCCTGCACCCACTATCACAGATACAAAAGCTGATTGTGCATTGGTAGGGTCTGGTAAAGTCATAAACCACATGGATGTTTTATAGAACATTAATCCATAAAGGCTTATCAGAAGTCTAGGAAAGACCCTCCACTTATCAAAACCCTCAGCATTATTGTACCATGATTTTTTAGGTACTTCTACTATCTTTATTTCTGGTTCACTCATACTATCTCCTATCTATAAAAAATTCTGTAGACTGTCCACCTGTCATGTTTTGTAGGGTGTTCATACTATCAGATATCATAAAACTATACCCTGCATTATCTTCTAGCGTTACACTTGCGTATATCACAGTTGGTGTATACCAGTTTGTTTGATCTGTTATGTTAGCAGAAGTATAGTCAGAGAAGTTGGGTACGTAGTTCATGTAGGCAATTAAATTAGATTGTCCTTGCGAATCATATTGTCCAGACTCCTCTTGTTGTGTTTGTGATGACTCTTGCTGTGCCCTTATGTTGTTGGCTACTATCTCCTCTGCTATCTGTTCTGCTTCAGATGATGTAACCATAGTGCTTGTAACACTTTGTATTTGGTTTTCCATAGACGTAACTTGTACCTCAGCCATCATTACAGATGGTGTATTGTCCATAGTAGGCACTGGCAATATCTCTATAGATTGTAAAACATTATTTGTTTGTACTTGTGCAGATGCTATCTGGTCTGAGATGCTAGGCGAACTAGATATAGATGTACCACCTGAACCCCCTGATACTGCAGAAGATGTGGTGCTAGGTGTACTAGAAGAGTTACTGTTTCCATAACTGTTAGCTATAGAATTACTAACTACAGAATTTGTAACAGATACTACATCCCTACGTCTAGTTCTTCGTTCAGGTCTATCTCCTGACTCTTCAGTAAGTTCTTCACCAATCTCCTCTTCTTTAAATTCTTCTTCATATTCTTCTTCAAACTCTTCTTCCGTTTCTCCAAGCTCTTCTCTCTCCTCTATCTCTTCTTCAAAGTCTTCAAACTGTTCTTCGTACTCTTCCCTGTCCATCTCATCTTCAAAGTCAAAGTGCTCATCCATATGTTGAGCAAACTCTACAAACTCTTCTTCTGTAACTCTTACCTCAGGCAATTCATCTAAAGGTATTAGTATATCTACAAAAGTTAATGATCCTTCTGTACTATTATCCAGAGTAGAATCCCCAAAATTAAATATATCGAAACTATCAAAAGTGTCTTCATGTTCTTCTACATCCCTGCTATCATATTCCATATAACCAATGCTAGCAATATCATCGTAGAAATCACCAGTATCACTCCTGCCATCATCACTCGTAGAAAAAATGAGTGCTCCTGTATAAAGCTCTTCATCATTGAAACCATAAAAATCATCCTCATCATCGTAACCTAACAGCATAACATCAGAAACTCCTGAGCCCTGTAGGTAGTAGTCATCTTCTTCTATATCGAAACTTAAGTCATAAACATCACAGAGTTGACTGAAGTCAGAATCGACCAAACACTCAGAAGATAGGTTAGTAAAAGATTCATCTATAACTGGTGCTGTAGTTAAAGACCAATCGTCTGTTCTATTGAAAGCTGTTGAGTTGGTGTCTTCGTATCTCAGGTAAGTCACAGCCTCATTGTTACCTTGCAAGCCTATAGTTATGTCGTGGTTTGATATGTCTATTTTATCATATCTAAACTCTATAACATTTGTTGTTTCGTATAAGATAGCCTCAAAAGAATTTTTGTTAGAGTTGTTATACTCTCTTGCATTGTACCATCCAATTACAAAGTATTGATCTGTATCAGATGTATTACCAAAGGTCTTGATGTAGGGATTTTGTGTGCCATTGTTGATTAAATCGGTCCAAAGGGGGTATACTGTGTAATTGAAGGAGGTAGCAGGTATAACTTCCGATAAGTAGTTTCTACTTCTAGATACAGAAAAGTTGTTTTGGAAGGTAAAGAAACCATTCATAGATATGTTTACATCATCAAACGTAGAACCATAAAACTCAAAGTCAAAGCCAAGAGGTTTCATCCCAGACATCTGATCGTCACCGAGGTTTAGGGCAGTACCAGTGCTTTGTATGTTAAGAAGGGGGTCACTGCCTACAGTAAATGTAGGTGTGTTTGCATATACGGTACTACCCAGTAGGAAGATTAATGTTAAGAGTCTGTACATATCTTATGTGTAGGATATTTTTTACAGAACTTTGGTTTAGTGTAGGCTTTAAATTCATGTGTAGCAAGTTCTTTTTTTACGTCTTCCCAGTCAGGTCTTTCTTCTGGGTTTTGTTCCCAAGCAATACGTGCTTCTTCACCTATTTTGCCTTTATACGGACAAGGTGTGCCTGCTTGCATCATTGATCTCCACACGCCAGGATTTTCACAGAGTAAGGCTACAGCAGCTACTTTCATCCCCATGTCATACAGAGCCTTAGAGTTTTTCAATCTTTCGCAGTTTTCGTCTCGTACACTTCTACCAGTCGATACACCAAAGAACTGAGTCTGGACTGCTGAACTAGCTCCTGTGGTGCATAGGTCTTGGGAATATGACATTATAGAAGGAGCTATAGCGGAGGGAGGAGCAGTTTTAATTCTTTGTGTTACCTTCTGTGTAGAGTCATTTCTAGATACACTAGTATTATTATTATTATTTATATTGGTATTCTGATTTGTATTTGTGTTTATATTTTCTGTAGATACAGAAGAAGTGCTTGTAGAATTATTAGTGTTTAAGTTAGTGCTGTTATTTGTATTTAGGTTTGTATTGCTTGCTGTCGAGTTACTAGTTATAGCACTAGTAGTATTGTTTGTTACGTTTTGTGTCTGAGTAATGTCAGATGTTACATTGCTTGTACTAGTTGTAGTATTGTTGTTTGTAGCAGTCGTAGTTATGGTGCTAGTATTTACATTGTTATTATTATTTGTTGCAACTGATGTACTATTGATTGTATTATTATTGGTATTATTATTTGTATTTGTACTAGTTACAGTGCTTGTAGTTGTATTAGTTATGTTAGAGTCTTCAGCTAGTAGGAGGCTACTAACAGATATCAATGCTATTCCCATAATAGCATACTCTCGTAGGTTTTTAATCACAACAATCTCCTATTGTGGTTTTGCTTAAAATATATTTTTTATAAATTGAGGTACAAATTTTTCTTCAAAGTATTTACCCCACTCTTCTCTCATTTCTTCATCTCTTGTTTTAGCTTCGCCATAAGAAATGTCTTCGTAAATATCTGTAGATGATGGAAACATAGTAAATAGTAAAGCTTCTGCAAATGTTAATTCAGCTTCAGACATTGCTTT